TTGAGTTGTTGGTTGTTCTGGATTAACTTTTGGTTTTCTTGTTCTTGATGGGGTTGGCTTAGATACCGGTGCCGGAGAAACCAATCCTGCAGCTCCTGGATCTTCAATTGCAGCCTCTTGTGCCTTAATCATATGCGACATCGATATCAGCTCTTTAATATGGTTGATATCCATCGTATCAATTTCTTTCAATGCCTTAATGAGATCCAAGAACCCTTGATCCCTATCTTTCTCAGCAGCTGCTCTACGCTCAACAGCCAATGCTTCATTCTCTTGTACCCTTGATGCACGCTCGATACCAAGGCCTTCATTAGCCACAGCTTGTGCTTCAAGAGACTTGATCTTAGCTTGGTATTCTTGCATCTGTATTTGCTGTACCATCTGTTGCTGCTGCATTGCTTGCTGCTTTTGCTGCTGCATTCTCTCAATAACTTGCTTCTTGCCTTGCATAGTAGCTGCTTCAAGAACATCTTCATCAGTGATTGGCACTCCAGCCTCACGCAACTGCAGTCTCTGGGCGAATTCCATCTGTTTTTGGGTAGAAGTGTTGAAACCTTCCTCGACTGCAGCGTGATATTTACCGAATGCCTTATTATAAAAGAGTCCAGCTGGCTCTTCTCCCTCAAGGATAGATTTGATCTTACCGGGGGTGAAGTTTGACTGTATGAGTTTCATCATAAGCCTACCAAGCTGCTTCTGGGCAGAGTCTAAGTTATCAAAAAGCGATTGTAATGTTACTAATCCAGCAGCATTACGCATCATAGCTAGGAATCCAGCAACATCCTCTGAAGCTGTTCCCAATTGTTCATCTGATATGCCAGAAATGTCATTAATCTCTTGCGACAGTATTTTAGAAAGCTCAAGAGTCGTTGGCGCAATAGGCGCAGGCTGAATCTGTTGAATAACTTCTGCAATTCCACGAGGATCATCTCCTTTAAGCGCAATACCTTTACCTTGTCCTGCTTGGTTATACACATCTGCAGGATTTACTAATGCATCTTCTTTATATATCCAACCAGAATTTGTTTGAGACTCCATTGTATCGAGCTCAATGACCTTGCGCCTGTTGTAAAGGTATTGTGGGTCGCGTAGTTGGCGGACCATTCCCTGAATTCTCCACTGAAAGTAAGGGAGTTCTGGGCGATAGTAGGCCAATGTTGCCACAAAGGGATAATCATCAAGGCCAGTAGGTTGAGGACCATGATATAAAACTCTATCTTCAACAACAATTGCAAGGTTGATAGTAGGTATTTGTGATTCTATTACCGTTAAAGTTGGCTCAGAATCAAGAAAGTCCCGCATGGCCTTATCATCTTTACCAAGCCATTCTGTTGTCTCACCCGTTTGGGTATCAACAATCAATTTCTGCGTACGAAAGTCTCGGTAGTAATACTCATCATAGACTAGGAGTGTTTCTACGTTCCAGGCGAGTGTTTCTGCAGTGAACTGAAATTTTGCATCTCTGGCTGTGCCCGACTGTCTGCCTTGAAGACCCATAATAATATCTGTTTGGTCTGGCAGGAATGAGAGTATCTCTTTCTTGGTCAGGTATCTTCGCTTCCATATCCATTGGCAATCAGAGAGATCATGCTTCTTAAAGAATGGATCGATGAGAAACTGATTGTAAGCCGTGTTGTCTACTTTGAGGTTGCCATTGATGGGATCTTCTCGGTAATCCATCCAGATCTCAAGAAGGTTCATGCCACAAATAAGGGCGCCTTCAAATGATTGTGATATTGTTTCTGAAATGCTTGCAGTTCTATCACACCACATGAGTACTTTGGTGAACTGATCCGCCGTCTCTTGATCACCATTCTCAATGGGAACAACAATGGTAGATTTGCGGTGCAGACGTTGATGTCCGCCCACTCGTTGAATAACTCTACGGATTCTATTGAATGAAAACTGCCTTCGTTGACTGATGGGCATGCCAGGATAGTATTCATTGAGCACTGTCTGGTCACCTGCCTCAAAGCGATGGTCAATATCAGCTTCATTCCAGAATACTTGGTTGATAGTATTACCAGCAGTCCAGCTTGATTCCATCCTGTTAAGAATTGCCTGATCTGCTTGCTGGTAATAATTTGATCTTAATGCTGGACTGGGAAAAATCATTCTACACACCCTTTTTGCTTTAAGCAAAATCTTCAGTAATGGTAACTGAGGGCATAGTAGAATTTGTGTGTGTTCCCGGCAAGAAAAATCTATGGTATATATTCTAATTGTGAGTAGTAGTATAAGAAAATACGCTGCACAAGGCTTCAGTGATGTCGTGGTGAAATCCCAGGCCTACTCATTAATCAACTTTAATATCTGGTTGTTGTGGTGGGGTCACTCCTGAATTACCTAATGGCACCATAACATCCCTGAATTTAGCGTTCTTGATAGCGCGACAAATCTCTTTAGTTTCATGCGGCAGTTCATAGATATCCTTCTCTTGCCACTTATCATGTATCTCTTTAAGCATCTTCTCTGTTTCAGCAACTATATATTTCTGTATGCGCATCTCCAGAATGGCATCTTGATCGCTGAAATCATTATCCCACTTTGGATACATGGGCGTTTCTTTCATTGTCTCTTGTGCCTTTAATAAGTGAATTAACGCATCCTTTGTCATATTTTCATAATTCATTATTTTTCCTTTCTTCCAACAGAAGAACTATAAATTCTCTATGCTTCGTAATTCCATTGAATAAGCTCATCGTTGAACCAAGGGAAAGTCATACGAAGAAGATCATCACACGTACTACATTTATATCTAAGACCTATAACACCTTCAGCTGGCTCAACTCTTGCTTCATTTGATGTATTACATTTACTACAAAATAAAACCATTATTATTCTCAATATGGGTAATCATGATTTTGTGGTAGATAGAATATCACGTAATCACATTCATCATCGATAATATTTCCTGCTGAAGTCATCATTGAAGATCGATGGGAGATTCCCTTTCTGACCATAACGCGCCTCCAAGAATCTTTGATCGAGCTCTTCCGCAGTAGTGCCCTGCCGAGTCTTGGATATTGATAGGCACATATACCTAAAAGAATCAGAGTTATGCACGATAGCCCCATTAGCCAACGAAAAATGACCGATTTCCGGTACGGTAATGTCATATACATCTTCCCTTTCATTGAGATGCTTTACGCTTTCTATAATCAAGGGCTTTGCAATTATTGTGGCAGTACTTCTGTTCAAACCCATTATTTCTAATAATGCAGTCAAATTCTTGCTGACAATAGAGACAATTCCGTTTCTCTCGTTTCCATTTAGTCCATCCTTGGGCACGCTCAGCTTGCCGTTTGTGCCACAATATTCCTTCTTCTGATTTATGCCACGCATTTGCTGCATCTTGGCACTTATTTCTGAATTCTGGACTGGATCTTTGCTTGGATAAGTGATCAGAGGGAGATATGCATTCAAGGTTCCATAGCTTATTGTTCTTGGTGTTTCCATCTCGATGATGAATATGACAATCTTTTGGTATATCTCCGAAAGCATCTTTCCACACATCCCGATGCAACCTTGTGGTTCCTTTTGCAAAGTATCTTTCTGAAGGCCAAACTCTGTAGAGATATCCATTGAAGTAGCAAGTGATTTCATCAAGCCTGATTGGATCGCAGAATCCTTCTCGAGGCTTTCTGCTGATTTCCAGCCGCTCTCCGTCAAGAACATATGATCCGGCGTACATTTCACTATCGTACCGTCTTTGAACTTCACTTCCACAAGACTCGCATCTTTTATTGTCATGAACGCTTTGCTGCATTTCTTCCACCCAGATAATGTTAGAACTTCATCATTTTCTTCTATACCCATTATCGGTTTTATTCCTGAACTCGTCAAGACCTGAGTATTTCCAGCGAAGCATCCGTGACTCGACCAATCGTGTAATGGTTTCGTACCGTACATCCGGGTCTTTTCATCTAATACTCTCCTATAGTTCTCAAGACATTTGATGAGTTGCGCACAGTTCTTCTCGTCTATCCAGATGTTATTGAAACTTGCACGGACATGTTCTATCCCATCCTCAAGGCCAACATTAGCAACAAGGGAGCAATCTTTCAATCCAAGTTCTCGTGCTTTATCTAATCGAGTAATACGTGGGCCACCCCATTCAGTCACAGACATATCATGGGGGAAGAAGTGCTTGCCATACATGTAAGGCTTGTCTTTAAGAACTGCCACAAACCAAGCAAGATTCTTGTTCGTCTTTTCGTAATAATCAATTACACGCACAACTTGGCCAATTGTTTGGAAGAATACGATAGAAGTCATGTCGTTACCGATATCCCATGCAGTATGTACTAACGCGGATGATTCCCATGGTACGCAGCCAATCTGGCCTTTAAGTTTGAGCTTATCGATATACTTGCCGTATACAGTTCCCTCAATACCCAATTCAAAGCTGCAATAGTATTCTTGCTGAATGAAATCTTCAGAGTTTCCTCTCTTCTCAGACTCCCATGCCTCATCAGAAAGGTGATTGGTATCCTCAATGGTCAATTTATAAACAAACCATTCAGGTGATTGTTTGGCTATTTGGTACAGTTCCCACATATGATTCTTACCGCGAGGTGTGGATATAAAGAGAGCTACCCCACCATTGGCTGCAAGAATTGGGCGTGCAAATTGGTAGGCCATTGGATCTTGTAAGGCATATTCGCTGAACACAATCATCTTGGGATTAGTTCCCACAAGAGTAGAGTTATAATTATCTGACCCTATAAATTGTATGACTGATCCATTACGTAACTTGATGCGCATCTGCTGTTCGTTTTTGGATTCTATGATCTCTTCGGGGATAAAGTCCAAAATGCGCTTACCATCAATAGTCAGGTTATCCCACATTACTTTGCGCGCTAATGCGAATGTAGGGAAGCAGTAATAGATAACACAGATATGCTCAAGGGCAAATCGGATAACGATGTCCCATGCACATATATCTTTACCACATCTTCTCGGTGCAATTAGTAATACTTTCTTATATCCCTTGTTTTCTATTGCGTCATAGAGAGGTAATTGATAGCGTCTCGGCGAAAATTGATTGAGTAATATTTGCGATTCGATTGACTGATTCACGCATTCCTCTTGCTATTGCGCCTATTATTATTATTTTCTTTACAGGTAGTCCAGCGACAATTGTCCTTTGAATAAGGGCCATTATTATCTATACGATCTATCTGTAATCCAGCTGGACGGTCGCCCATATCCTCATAAAATAATTCAAACTTATGCCATCTATCGCAAAGAGTAATACCACGGCCCCCATAATTCTTATATGCCTTATTATTGGGATTGAGACAACGAGCCTTGATCCCCATCCAGATGATCCATATTGAAGTCAGCTTCATGCCATGAGTGGAAGTTAGCCTTGCCTTGCATTCACCACAACGGAAAATCTTACTCCTACGCAAAGCAGAACCATTACATACACGTCTATTACCGCATTCACAAATGCATTCATAATGTAGATTAGACCTATCGGTGTGACTATAGCCAATAACGGTTAATTGACCGAACTTCTTACCAAGCATATCCTGAATTCTTGGCGCATTGAGTCGCTGATATACTTCTTCGGAATGTCTCATCGTCTCCTCATATCTTACTCGCCACATATTCTTCAATGAGATGCACGCCTTCTCTTTCAACAAACTGGATTGTCTTTGTTTCAGCTTGCTTAATAAGCTTATCTTTCTCTGTAATGAGCGATGCCTCTATCTCTTGAGCAGTCTTTGATTGGGCTATCGCTTGTATTAATTCTGTAAGACCAATAATATGGTGAACATGTTGAATTGGTGTCTCGACTACTGGTTGTGGTTTTTTCCTTATTCTCCAGCAACACCCAGCAAAAGTGATTGGTAATAGTAACAACAATAACTTATTCATTTGCTATTCCTTTGGTTTATATTCCCAACGATTACGTTCATCATATCCAATAGAATCTAAATCTTTCTTGCGTCTCGCATATAACTCATCTGGACAATGACATCCGTGATCATATGGATCTCCACTATCATCCTGACAACAATAACCGCAATTACAGTCTAGAGAAACATCGCGCTTTTTATATGCCTCTTGTTGCCGCTCATAATATTCGACGGAATCCTTAGGGGAACAATGCCAGCTCCATCCGCCGCCGGTACGAACATATTCTAAGTCTTGGTATTGATGGGCCTCTTTGCACATCCTACAAACTATAATCTCAGCCATGTCTTCATATACTCCACTCCTCATCATACTTACGGCCTTCTAACATAAACCTCACTTGTCTCTCGTCACACTCATCGAAATCTATTGCAAAAGCAGATGCCCGCAACTTCTGTGGATGTTCAGCATGCCAAGCGCTCAGCCTAACAAGCCCCACAGGAGCTCCTTTTCCCCAGTCAACTCTGACTATCTTGAACCCTGGGAGTTGTTGCTCAAGCCATTCGCGTTTAGTCATAACCTTCTTTCTAGGTGTGGATATTCATGCCAATTTACACGCGGTTCTTGCTTACTTTCAATCCATTCTCTTTCGTGCCGCTCACAACACCAATCGGTATGGTCACCATTTGGATGAAATTTAAAGTAGTGAGATAAACCCTCACAAATCATAGTCCGAACCACTGCTCAATCCTCACCATATACGACGCCATACAAGTCTATATCGAGACTCACCATTAATAACTACCAATTTAAGTTTCTTCTGAGCCATGATTTTATATTTTGCCATCTCGTTAACTTAATCTCTCTCGCTGGAACTGGGAGCATATGAGCCCATTGTATCACACTTGATAAAGGTACATCTGCACGCTTGCCATCGAGCGTCCACAAAGGGATAATAACTGGCTTGCCATCGTATCCTTGCCCACAAAAGAATGCCTCTTGAGTATAATGAAAGTGCCCCATTGCTGGACCATTACTCACCATGACAGTTGTGTCTTCTGGTGGGAGGTGCTTATCAAATCTAATCCAATTCATTGTTGGTCCCCTTAATGATACTTTCAATCATTGTATCACAGACCCAACATCCCATAGCAGCTCCCGATATACTAACTATGCCATCTTTAAATTCTATATTCTGCCATTCTCGGCATTCGCACCCTTCATTAGTCCATTTCATCGCTCATCTTTCTTGGTCTTGTCATAGCATTCAAGGCAGACATAATCTCTAATATCTATAATCACTCCCTTTCCAGCGTCATATTTCTTTTTTATAGCTCTTTGGAATCCTATAAATCCATCAATCTTATTATTACATTTAAAGCATACTAGATTTGGATTAAAGGTCGTGCCCTTCGCTGCCATTAACTTTCCCATACTCACAGAACATAATCCTTGTGATATAACTTCAGGATCTTTGCTGCATTTCTCATGCAACTTCTTTGTATCTCCAGTAGGATCATAAAGGTTATCGCAATGCTCATTAAGGCATCGCATCTCTTCAGGCCACATGCATCTAAAACATTTCATCTTCACCCTTCATAGTTCATCTTCGTAGTCTGCAGAGCTCTTTACCCATTTAAGCCTTTTGGAATCTGTTTCGTGTAGCTCCATACCAAATATCGCCACCCTATTCTTTCCGCAATCTATTCTGTAGCATTGCTTATCGTCCCACTGGACTGGATCAATGATGCATTGAGGGCATTCTTGCTTTAAGAACTCATATCTTGTCATTGATGTCCTGCTTATACTTCACAATGATATCCAACAACCTTGATACTTCATGCTTTAGCCCCGCAACTCTATTATCCCTCAAATGACAGCCCTTACACTTGTCTTCTCGTTCTTTCTGTATATCATGCGCCATTGCATTGAGTAGTGATCGTTCATTCATTTCTTACCCTCGATATATTTCTCTGAAAGAACATCAACATATAAACCACTTGAACTTGGCGTTCTTGGCCTTGGCGTAACCCATGCATCTAATGTGTCCCTCTTAAGCTCTTCTGCTTCATTGAGTATAAATGCTACGCGTCTCTGTAGATGTTGCGTCTGAGTTGATTTATCGACTGTAGTTATTTGCTTGATGCGCTTTTTGCAACACCAAAAAGAGAACCCCGTGGTGGTTATCAATAGCAGGATAAATATCTTTTTCATTGCATCCTTAAGTGTTCACTTATTATAGGCTCCAATAATCTACGGACAAGCTCAGCACAATATGAACTATATCTTTTACCGCAAGACCTGAATCCCTTTCGAGCCCCTGATAACTTCCCGCATTCGTTCAGCATCTTATGTATCTTCCATGCGCTGATATTTATAGACCGCTTCTTAATTCGTTTCCATAAGATACGACTAAGCTTTATCATCGAGATTATCCGTATGCAACTTCCACAATCTCATGCGAACGTCCAAATCAGCTGTAAATCGTTCTTCCATTTCTGCCGAGGCTATAGCTAACTGCCTCATGGCATCTTCGGGATACTTAGCCTTATAGTAATCCATAATTTCGTACGCCCTATCAAAAGTAGCCTTATTCATATCGTACTCACCATCATCCACAAAAGAATAAACCATCCCGACAACTCTGGATCGCAATAGGTAGCCAAGTAATAAAATATGGCAATGCAGCCAACGTACTTCAACAACTTCACGGGGCCTTATCCTTGATACCCTGCATATCTATAATAAAATCATAGAGCTTCTTAGCATCATACTTATCTGTTATGAAATATATCTGGGCAACCCCATCTATCAAAGCGCATATAGGCATGTGATATGTATCTGCAGGTCTTGTTGCCTTGTATTCTTTAATCTCTCGAGCAGCCTGTTTGTAGATATTGACCCATTCAGGCCTATTTGCCACATCGGCAACTATATCTTCCAGCTTTCTATAGTTACCGTTACTATCTTTTAACATCACTCTTCTCCTTCAAGCGGAACCCTTACTAATACGCCATCACAAGCATGGTCAGCAACTTTACATCCAGTACAATTGACCATCTTATATGGGACAATATATCTCTTCGGCTGATCAAAGCATCTCGGAATCAATTCACAAGTTATGGGAATACGGACATAAGTAGACAGTTTCTCTTTACGCCCAGACAAGCTCAAATTCTGTAGGTCGTCCACACAATTACGACATACTTTAAACATCTTAAACATTCGAGTCATCGTTATCCTTATGTGGTAATCGATCAGGAACAACCGAAGTTGGCGCATATCTCTGGATTGTGATATTAACATTACCCTTATTTGCTGCTGTATCTTGAGCAAGTCTTGCCTTCCACTCAGCATGCGCTTTATGTTCAGGGTCATACATAGCCATAGTGGTATGTATCATCCCTGCATTGAGCTCATTTCTAAGGCCGCCCCTCTCGCGTCTATTGCCAATCATATACTTTGAGTGCTTGTAGGCTGCCGCTAACTGTGGATACTTATCACATAAATGCATTGCTTGTGAATACTCAATTCCATTATCGATAAACCAGTCAGTTGCCTTGAGGACGTCTGGCCTCTTTGCAAAGGCTACTAATTCCTTTGCCCATCTATCTGCAGTAGTACTCGTAAACAGCTTTAATAAATTATCATTGAAATCGTAATATTCTTCGTAGGAAATGTTGGCATTCGTCGCTACTAGTGTAATATCGCTTATTGGAACTAGGGCTGCAGCTCTCTTCTTGGCCATTGTTCTCTTGAATTTATCTGATTTTGATTTGGCAGCATCTGTCATTTACCGCAACCCCCACACTTCTTCTCATCAATGTATGGCGTTCCATCCAAGAAGATTGTCATTTCAGTTAATGTAAATTCTGTCCTTGGGTTCTTGTCCCATAACTTGAGTGCAGTGATCTTTGCAATAATACAATCATCATGAAACAGAATGTCTTTTGACATAGAATCAATTAAGAATTTACATAAATTATCAAGATCGGGAATTCTAATGTGTGCTTGTTGATCTCGCTCCCCACGGTAAGTACGACGACCATCGACCATAGGCAAATAGAAAATCACATTAAGATGTAATGGGCCGGTCCATAGCGGATCGTTGCCTAGCGTTGTTTTTATGGCCCATCCGTAAGATTCCTTCTCTTCCTTCTGAGTGTCAAAGCATCTCCCGCCATGCCTGCCCGGCCTTGCCCATGCTACTGGCTTGCCATGAATTACATATTTCTCTGATCTCAACATAAGTTCACCTTATGTTGTTTGAGTGTAGCGAATCGAAGCATACTATCTCCTTTATACTATTATCAGAACCCCATTAAGCCTGCTGTTAATGAGAGACCTCATGGGCTACTGCCCCTTCGGTATTATTTTCCGTTACTCTAGTATTTTGCAAGGAGTTTGTATACTCGTATTCGGCAATCATCCATTCAATGTCCTCTATGTCAGCCTTGGGGTTCCATTGATTAAGCTCTCGTATCTCTTTGATGAAATCCCCAATAGCAATTCCGTCATTGGTTAACCGAATCACTTCCTCTTCAGCAGCTTTCTTATCGGCCTGTATTGCCAGCATCCTTTTGACGTTATAATCCAGCAATTCACTTCCTGAAGTTGAGTTGGCTATGTACTCTCTGCCCATCAAGAAGGCCATCTGCTCTTTCTCCATACGCTCTTCTTCCAGGTCAATGACATGTGAATCCAGAGTCACCGGATCATTCTCAAATCGGTACTTGGCTGGCTTGGACTTGGTAAAGTCATTCGTCTTCCCTGAGGTTTTCCCGGCCACATGGCGGCATATCCCAGAAAGATAAGCGAATGTTCTTGGGTTCTTCTCTTTGGCACGCATCACTCTCAATGCAGTGGCAACTATTCTCTGGCTCCATTGGGACAATTGATATTTATCTCCAAATGAAAGTGGGATATCTGTAATTTCATGCACATAGGGTGCAATGTAACTCTCAACAACGCTCATACTCTCTCCAATATGTTCCATTTGTGGGTTTACTTTACTCTTTGCTCCTTGAGCAACCGTCGCGTAGGGATAATATCCCGTAGCCACGCGAAGCGTCTCTCTCTTTGTATCTCTACTAATATTAGTGTAACCGAATCTTGTTTGAAACAATTTAAACATTGGGAAGAATTTTAATTGCGGTATGACATGTTTTAATCGTTCTCGGTACTTAATATCAGTAAGTAGCTGTCCGGGACTGTAAAGACTGGTATCGAAGAATCTCCCCGCGACATCCAGAACTCCATCTTCGCGCAATATCTTTATTTGTTCGTTGGCTGTTTTTCGGCAAGTTCCCATGTGTCTTGCTATAACACGCTGAGATGCCGAGCAATTACCATACCAATTGTATATTTGAGCTATATATTCAAGGCCTTTTAAGCAAAAAGGCTTGTATCTAAGGACTTTATTGACATGAACATCATCTAATGTATAATTAATATCACTAATGAAATGACCTGCGTTTTTCAACTTTGATTCCCTTCGTCTTGCGGACTTAGCATCATGTTAAAACTCCTTGTAGGTTGTCAGATCCTTGTGAAATCTGTTGAGTTGGTTCCAGTTAAATTACAAATACCTCAGGAGAAATCCTGGGGTTTTTGTTTGATGTGTTACATTCCAGCTTCAGTACGTAAGCCAGTAAGTGCCTATCATCCCAATGATGATACGACTCACGAATATTACTATTTTTCTTCATTTGGAGCAAGTGGGAGCAGCATCCAGTGAGTTACATACAGATTATCTCCACAACAAACATTGTTACGCCAATAATCATCATCAATAAAATATGATGCAGATATAATCGGGCTTCCACATCCTTCACGTGAAAATACTAATACTGGGTCACTATTCTTAGGCAGTTGTTCGCTACACTTAATCCACTTCATTGCTTCTCTTTTCTACGGGCTACTATTTCCATCAACATATCCCCCATGTTCTTAATATCTGTGCACTCTTTACAGAAATAGAAATCACCTAAAGTAGCTACTCCCCTAAAACAATAATCATTTGATGGCTTGTTGCAATATGAACAAGTTTCAATTGGCCTGGTTTCCATTATTCACCTTCATTTACATAACTTTCAATAATACTCAATGTCCTAAAATCAACATCCCTTACCTGCCTCCAGAATCTATTGATAGTCATTGGATTCAGTTGTAACTTCTTAGCCACATCCAACTGGCTCAACTTTAATGCTTTCGCTTTATCAATCAGCTTATCTCTTAATATTTGCTGGTTCTCTGGGCTCTCAAATTGTTTCATACTCATTCTAGTCATAGCTGCTCCATGTATAATCGATATAATAAGTATATTATAGTTGATCTTATATTATATGTATAGTAAGATGTTTGTATATGAATAACATCTACTGAAGGACAAAATGATTACACAAATGGTAGCTCACATAAACCAGGTGAATGAAAACTACAACAAGATTAGATCTGCACAACAAGCTGTCATTGTAGAATTATCTACTGATGCTTCCCCAGAAGCCAAGGTAGCCATCGCTGCATTTGAAGCAATGCAAAAGGATCAGGAGAAAGTTTCTGAAAGCTGGCAGAAGTTATCAGATGACCTGACAAGAATGAGCGCAACTCCAAATAAAGTTCTTAAATGAAATATATTTCAGAGTACGATATCTGCGACGAGACGTGCCAAGGAAGGGTTTGCTATTCTTGCGAAGTAGACGACGATTGTGATTGTGAATTAGAAAAGGTCATTAAATAATGTTAACAGCAATATGGCAACAGATGTGCCAAGAATCAACCAAGATTCATGTAGCTCAACAGGCAATAGATAAGCATGGGCCAACAGATGTTCTGAGGGCTGAAGTGATTGCTGCAATGCAAAAGAATAAAGAGCTCATGAAGGATTGGAACACAATTAAAAGGTTAAAGAATGACTAATAAATCACTTATGTCTGCCCTTATGGCAATGCATGCTGAGTTTGGCGTGATCCTTGAGAAGGATAAGAAGGGGAACCGGGGGACTTACACTTCCCTTCCAGGTGTATTGAGCCAAATACATCATATGACAAAGAAACATGGATTGGTGCTTTTACAAGCACCAATTTTCCGGGACGGCATGCAATTACTCTATACAAAACTATTTCATCCAGAAAGTTCAATGGATATTGAATGCGTATCAATACTAACTCCAACTCCTAATGCACCAAGTGCAGACCAAGCATATGGATCATCAATGACCTATCATAGGCGATATGATGCTATGGCTTTATGTGGGTTGTTCTGTGATGAAGATCCATCAGACCATGACGGCTGGGATGATCATAAGCGATCATCTCCTCAGCATGAAGGCTTGCGGAAGGATCATGAAGTCCCACAACAAGCACCAGGATCAAGCATGATCAACGAAAAGCAAGTTGGACTATTAGCGTATAAACTCAAAGGTAAAGATGAACTAAGATCGCAATTGATTGGTGCATATGGGTCCCTTGAGAAGATCCCATCAAATAAAATGAATGCTGTCCTTGAGCGCATAGAAAGTGATGGAAAATGATTGCAGTATGCCTCTGTTTTTCAGTAGTAACATTTGTATTAGGATACTTTATGTCAAGATCGAGTAAATAATGGAGACAAACGAACTCAAACAACTTGTTGAAGCGCTAAGTGATTTGAAGCATCAGCAGATATATGAAGATGTCAGCATACTTCTTCTTGATAAGCTGGATCAAGTAACTAAGATGCGCAACACCATGGAATCAGAAAGTACAGACCTTATAGCTACAGCATTTGCTGAAGCTCAGTTGGAATATCCGGCATATATAGGACCAAATAGAGATGGATTCTACCTCAAGAGCGCCTTCACTGATATCCCTGCTTTGCGTAGAGCATTGTTTCCGGTGCTCGCAAAACATGGACTATCGTTTAGACAATATACGAGAAGAGATGCGAATGGGTTGCTTACACTCCATTCCGTCTTGTCGCATTCCTCAGGACAATATTTTGGATCAAGCGATACCATCACTCCAGAGAATGCCACCCTGCGTTCGTATGGCGCTACTAAAAAGTATGTACGCAGACAACAAATGATGGCCCTCTTGCAATGTGACCCATTCTCTGATGCAGAAGATGACGATGGGGAGACACAACATAAAGATATAGCTGATGAGCCATTGGAAAGGATGCAGCCATCTGTTGATCTTAAGAAGCATACATATCTCACCATCACCCCAGAGCAGATAGATCAGATTGAGATGGAACTTGATGGGTGGCCAGATCTTGCCAAGAAGCTATTCAAGACATTTGAGATATCAAGGGTGGCTGACATGAAGAGGTCACAGTATGATACAGCGTTTAGGCAGTTGTTGGAGATCAAAGCATCAATGCGGAAAGGTAAATAATGAATTGTCCCACCTGTGGATCTAATCAAAAATTCGACAAAGAATTGTTCGAATCCCTCCTCATGGATATCGAGAGATGCATGGAAAGAAAGGGATGGGAACTCCTACCACACGGAGAAGAGCTCAGAGATTATATTAAATGGCGCGTAAAGGACTTGGAGTAAATAATGAACTCAATACGAGTAGACATAAATCATCCAGAACTGACAATATGTCACGTATGTAAAATTGCGCATGAAGAAAAAGAAGGATTCTACCGCGTTCAAGTTATATCTGAGAAGGGCCAACAATGCGTAGAGCAGAAAGGTCATGCGGCAAAGTTTGTTTATGATCCCAACTATATCCCCACAGAAGAAGAGAAGGCAAAAGTAGCTTCTATTATGGAAAATATGTGGACAATTGACTTGAGAGGTAAGTAATGGAGAAGATTGATGTATTTATCGCAACTATTCTTGCCGCGATTGTTATTGCAGGACTTGTTCTTATTAATGAATTTAGCTGGATGTATGAGAAAAGAAAACTCAATGAAATTAAAAGATTGGGAATATCTCTCATCATAAAAACTTAATCAGGAGTGTAAGTAATGGAAATAAATATAGTTGTAGTCGGCGTATTTATGGGGACAATCATAGGGTTATTGTACTCAATACTTAATGCAATAACGAGTATGGCGCAGCCAGTTAGCCACAATGCATTTCCACCAATAATACAAAGAGTTGGCACAACAAAATACAATCAACAACATGAAGATGCGGTAAAGAAGTTGCACAAAGAAGGCAAGACTCATGCACAGATATCAGAGATGACAAAGGTACCAAAGTCATCAATAAACTATCTCATCAATGGTAGGCGCAAAAGAGAGCCAATATTCTACAAAAAAGACTCAATTGAAGTGCAAACTTTGAAAGAAAAGGTACGCAAGGCTGATACTGCTAAAATTGATACTATAGTGGACAAGATACTTAAGTCGGCAAAAAGTAAGAAATGAGCAACTTTCTAATCATGAAATGCGACTCATGCTCAATGCTAGATCCAATCCTAAAAGAAAATGCATTAGATTGGCAATGCAAGAAATGTTTATTTTGTAAAAATAGGAGCATTGTGGAGATAGTAATCAAGTACAATAGACCAACGCCTTATGATCATGCAGAATGTGGGCAAATTTGGGCCGCCAAGCTCACAGATAAGACAGAGCATTACATTAACACTGGAGATGTCATAGAACTCCCACATTGGGTTGAATTAGGGGTATTTCTCAAGAAGGTAGCATTAGAATATGCACCCACACAAGACTGGGACTTATGGATGTCTTTATATAAACATACTGAGGATAAACGTGAAAATAACTGATAATCAAGCAACAGGATTCTGCATAGCAGCATTGTTATTATTTACAGCCGCAGCTATAGCAACTCAATGTATAGAAAAACGAAAGGAAGAAAACGAACTCAATGAACGAATGGCACTATTAGTGTTTCCAGATATAGATTAAGAATAAAGCATAAGCAATATCAACCAAATTACAGGAATACCATCATGTTAAAACATTTTATAATAACATTATCACTTATCCCAATAGGGATATCATCTATGAATATCAATAATGGAATGCCAAGGCCATACCAAGCAACATTCTATGCCACACCAACCTATAACCCAAACACTTTCGGGACATTTGGGAAAGTGGGCACAATTGGCGCTATGGCTATTATGAATGCTAGGATATCTAGTAGATACGCGAATGGTTACATAATGAATTCTGCTGGTCTTAAAAGAAGACTGAGCGTAGATGAAGCTCATCGATTGGAATTGGAGCAACTAGGCATTCATTGCCCTGATGGCAATAGCCCCCTGGATTGCACGCATATTTTTAATAATGATGGGACTAAAACAAAGACAGGCGTAGAACCAAGCGATGGCCCAGCTATTCAATATAACACTATACCTAAAACTCTCCCCATGATCGAAGGACAAGGATGTGCGTCAATATCCCCAGGACTCGCTCAAGCAATGGGCGCAACTCCTGTTGGATCTCAGCAATCTCCACCAATATCTGGGACAGAATATGGTAGCCTACAGACTCGCATGCTAGAAGCAGCAACTGAAAGGGCCAAGGGGTGTAAGCCAGGATCCCCACAAGTCGTAACTCTCGAAAAGATACGGAATATGGGATGGGAAGATTATGTGCATGAAACTGAACAGCAAAAAAAGGCATGGAAGAAAGAAGACGATGAGTACCAAAAAGAACAACAATATAAGCGCATGAAGCAGGCGCATGAGAAATATGAGGCGACTGTCAGAGAAGTAAACCGCCGTAATGCAGCAAATCCTTGCATAATCTTATAACTATCTAAGAAGATATTACTACACGCATACAGACCTCTGGTGTTGGTTACTGCTTTTAAGTATGCGTGTAGTAATTTTTAGACTAGATAAATTCAGTGACTATGACTACGCCAGCAAATCCAGCGCCGCCAGTCTGGCCAGAGCCAGTGCTTACACCTGATTGAGCACCCGAACCACCACCTCCATAAGAAGTGCCCGCAAGGCCTGATTGGCCGCCACTCTGAGTAGCTAGCCCATTTGCTCCTCCGCCAAAGAAGGAACTTCCTCCCTCTCCAGACTGAGATCCATGATTCGTAGAACTTGTATCATAGAAACCAATTCCTGTTAACCCTGGTCCACCAGTTGTTTGGAAGTCTCCACCAGTTCCTGCGCCACCATTAGCACCACCGCCTCCAGAGAAAGTAGCCGCATTAGCTTCGATACCGCCACCACCACCTGTTGCAGATATAAGAATTCCAACTGATGTTGTACCACCCGTTCCCCCATTAGTAGGAGTTGCAGCGCCAGCTGTACCGGCCGCACCAATAGTGACTACTTGAGAAACGCCAATGGTTGCAGCACTGAATATTCCACGAGCATAACCTCCGCCACCTCCACCACCAGCAGCAGCGACCTGCGTTGATGATGTAGAAGCTGCACCGCCGCCACCGCCACCTCCACCTACAACTTCTATATCGCAATAAAGCATTCCAGCTGTTGGCGTATAGGTACCAGAAGTAGCAAATACTTGCCTATTGACCCGAGTGAATGCGCTACTAGGGCTTGAAGTTGATCCCATAAGACCGGCTGAATTGATAGTTACAAGTTGCGGGCTTGCTGGGCTCTTGCCATAAATTCCCTGTATATACGTAGCGTTGAGATTGCCTGCAGAAGTACCCGTTGCATTGCCAATTCTCAGCGTATTGCTTTCGGCAGCCACGCCATTATTTGAATAACCAATCGATATATTAGAAGATTCTGCTCCCACATAAGCTGATCCTGCACCATAGCCAAGCGCCACGTTATCTGAGCCTGTTAATAATGCGGATAGCGATCCTGAACCAACAGATGTATTAGAGCTTCCAGAAGTAAGAGCAGTCTGAGAGCTAACTCCTATTGCGGTATTTGAACCACCATTTGTTGCCATCAGCGCTTGATAACCAACTGCTGTATTGCTTTGCGCAGTAGTGGAAGTTGCTAGAGCTGAAGATCCCACTGCTGTATTGGATGATGCTGATGTAGTAGCGGCAGTGAGTGCCTCATATCCTATTGCAACGTTATCTGCTCCAGTTGTTATGGTAGCCAGTGCGGCATATCCAGCAGCGGTGTTTCGATTACCACTTGTCAGATGATCAAGAGAGCTACTTCCAACAGAAACGTTATCTTCACCACTTGTAAGGGCAGTCAGGGCAGCTTCTCCAAGTCCTACATTGTTTGTAGCGCTCGTAATAGCAGATCCAGTTGATCCCAATAAGAGATTAGTAATACCAAAATCCAAGGTTTCTGTTGAAGTAGTCCCAGCAAATACTGCAGTTGAATGCGCAGTAAGTAAATTGATATTGCCTGCGGTAGGAGAAATAGGTCCGCCAGTATTACCTGTAATGGTTTCTATTGCGGGACTTGGTCCTCCCACAAGAGAGAATGTAATGGTATTTGTGGCAGGATTACCTACACCAACTATCGTTGTTCCATCACCCACTACATTGATATTGCCAGCAAGGGGAAAGACTTCCCCGCCACTATTACTTGTGAGTCCAAGGAGAGGGCCCGTGCTTCCTGATAATCTAAGCCACGTCGCCTGTAGTGCTCCATTGACCAGTTTAAGGGCAGCAAGATACCATAGATTAAGATTGCTTTCATTAAGCCAATGCCAACCTACTGTGAAGTTCTGAGTATCATATTGATTAGGATCCCTGTTCTTACTACGGAAAAGCGGGACCGCACTTGTTGGATTTACATTAAGATCACTCTGGCCACCAAGATATACATTGTAACTCATAGCACATTCCTTCGTCTTAATTGATCCTTGAGGTTAGAGAGTTCTAATTTAAGCGCATCTATTTGTGCCTTGAGGAGTTCTATTTCTTCATTTGACATACTATCTCCTTAACAAACTAGAAATCCAGAAAAATATGTCTGCGGGCCATATACTTCGTCTGTGTTAGCAGATTCCCCATATGCGGTGGCTTGCAATACAACCGTATCTCCTGAATTCATTGCAATGATAAAATTACCATTGGCACTTAAGTTAGCATTTGATGCAGTCCGAGCTGATTGTGCCGTATACATAACAGATCCACTATTGTAATTAAGTGTTGCATTAAGAGCACTTGCAATTGTAGTGGATGATATAAGAATTATGAAATTGAATTGATACTTCCCTGTTGCTGGTGCAGTAAATACTCCCGTAGAAGCATTAAAGTTACTTGCTTGATCAAAATAGACCGTTCCCCATGAACTAATCGTATAGGTAGCACCATTGCCAGTAACATTTGAAGCATTATTGGTTAGATTTGCATTAAATGCAGGCTGAGCAGGATTGGTCATAATGCCTGCACTGCTTACTAATGGACTTGGCGGGCTCAATAGAGCAGTTCCACCGGTTCCATTCCAGGTAGCAATAGCATTATTTGTTGATGATACAGGACCAGTTACGCCACCACTAGCAGCAGCCCATATTGGTGTTGTTCCAGCGCCTTGAGCTGTGAGCACATATCCCGATGTTCCAGCTGCAATTGCAGTGATTTGATTAGATGAGTTCACAGATAATACTTGGTCAGATGTAGCGCCGGTTATTCCCCGAATACCACAAATGAACATTTTATTGAGCTGCTGAGTACTAGTTCCAGTAGCTTGGCCTATTCTCCCCACGTTTGATTCTGAAGCCACCCCCAAGCTATTAATTATTACGTTATTGGATTCTGCGCCCACATAATTTGATGCTGCGCTTATACCTAGAACTGCATTATTTGCCCCGGTTAAAAGTGCAAATAATGCACCATTCCCGACTGCTGTATTTTGTCCTGCTCCAGAAGCAAGAGAAGCACAAGCGCCATATCCAATTGCGGTATTGTCATTTGAGGAGGCGTTCGCAGTTAAAGCGCTCCAACCAAGCCCTGTATTAGCACCTGATCCCGTACTCGTCTTTCCAGCCAATTGACCAATAAGCGTATTAAGATTGGCATCAGTAACGTTTAAAGTTGATGTTGTTCCTGAGTTAACAAACTTTACTGACTCTCCACATGTAAGAGCCGATAAGCCCGATTTAATGGTTACTGTTGTTCCAGTTATTGATCCACTGTCACCATCGATAGTAACTATTCCAGAACCACCAGAGGCAGCTTGGAACGTAGGGGCCATGCCAACACCATTTGATGTTAGCACCTGGCCAGCGGTTCCCACAGTAGTATCAACTAATCGAGTACCATCAAAATAAACAACCCCATCCGTATTAGTGAATGAAGTTGCATTAGTACCACCATTAGCGATAACCGCCGGAATGGTAAGCGCTACGGTACCAGTTGTTGTTATGGGATTTGGAGTAAGTGTTATTCCTGTTCCAGCAGATATGGAAGTGACTGTGCCACTCCCAGGGCCGGATGTTTTTCTGAGGCTGGTAATCTGTGACATTTAGTACCCCGTAGATAAGTAAATAACTGTTACAAAGACACCACCATCTGATGGGATACCAACAAAGTACTTAACATATACTCTGGTATGTTGCGCCTGATCACTTGCGCCACCATTAAGTGCCATGTTTGATCCATAATCAAGCACCTTAGCGGTCGATGCAGGAACAATATCATTATCGGTTAGTCCGTCATATGAAATAAGCAAGTCTTGATTGGTAGTATTAGTTATTATTACCATTCTTGCAGGATGCCCAAATGGAGTTCCCACTCCCGAATAGGACGCTCCAATAGATGCAAACCCAAGGCTGCGCAGGGCTTCATATGCAATACTTACACCTAGATTACTCATGAGTTACTCGATTGCGGTTGGAAATATCCAACAACATAAATATTGCCTGTTCCAGCAGTCCCCTTGACCCAAACAACTGTCCCTTTTTGGAAGTTAGCTATCCAGTTATTAGGCTGGGAATTTGTCTGAGCATTCACTTCCATAGTTAATCCAGCAGGAAGGTAATCATGATCAGTTACTCCATCATAACTAATAGTAACGCCAGTAGTTGAAGTACTTACTATCTTCAATAAGAAGCAAGACTGAGGCAAGCCCGCAGAGTTAATTGAATCATAGGCTGCAGTCAGAAATGCAGATGATAAACTTGTTAATGGTACTGCTTGTACCGAAGATTTTACTGCCATATTGCTACTACTCTCCTTTCAGGGGATTTAAGCAACTACTTCTGGTTCTATAGGAGCCTGTACAGCTTGATTAGCTTCAGCATCCTGTTTTTCTTTTTGAGCAGCAACTGCTTCAAGATGTCTATCGCGCATGTTGCCAATAGTTATCTTAAAATCATCGCATGCATCAAGGGCATCTTGATATGGTATCCCTTGTGGTAAATTGAGCTCAAATTTGACCGCAGGCAATACTTTGCCTTCTATGGTGATCTCTTTTATAAGCTCAAGTTGATACATCAAGTATTGATTGATATTCATTGTGTTCCTTTAGAATAAGGGGCCTGCCCTACGAAGCTGTTTGCGAAGTAGGGACTAATATATTATTCGTATACTAGTCCCACTCAATGAGTTAATCAATACTTATGCAGCTGTCGTCAACGAAGTCCAAGTTGTTCCAGAATCTGTATTGATAAAGGCTCGGTCAGTTGTTCCAGATCCGGCTGTATTTAAATAGAATGATCCCTTGGGTGCTGTTACTGTCCCGCTTGGAGAACCAGAACCAAATAAAATCTCTGGACCAATAGAACCCAACTGGACTGTACCGATAAGATTTATCTTCCCGGTTGTATTACCAATTGCGGTAGAACCAGTTCCTGCAGTACCAATAAAGGTAGCATTCGCGCCAGAACCATTAGCGATTGCAACAGTTACTGCTCCAGTAGAATTACCAAGACTTACAGTTCCTGATGCAGCACTACCACCAATAGTCAGTGTTCCAGTAGTTTGCGATGCTCCTAAACTAATAGCACCAGTAGTTATACCAGTACCTATGGTCACAGCAGATCCAGCTACACCGGCTAGAGTAAATCCACCTGTACCAACAGAAATACCAACTGATGTAGCACCGGTTGTATTACCGAATGTATTTACTGAGGCTCCAGTAGTGGCTAGCGTTGTAGCTCCTGTTGACGTAAGGGTAGTGAACGCTCCTGTTCCTCCTGAAGTTTCAAGTAAAACCCAAGTAGCTACATTGGCCACAACAGAGGCAAGGATATAAATGGCATTATTAGATGCAAAGTCCCAGATCGTTGTAAGAGGATAATTTATATCTTTGGTAGTCGGTGCGCGCTTTGCAATTATTGCAACTGGCGCTGCCCTATTAAGCGGTTGATTGAAACCATAATTTACATTTCTGTATGAACCGTTTGCCATCTTTCTCTCCTATAAGGGATATATATTTTCACTTAGAGAGCCAGACTTTTAACAATCGTTACAAGTAATGTATTGACATAATTATTTAATTACTGTATGATAGTAATAACTAAGGAGATTTATATGCAAAGACCAGGATTGAAGACAGTATTCTTTTATTTACCACATGAATTACACAAACAATTGAAAGAATCGGCACTTAAGAACAATACGAGCATCACTCAATTGGTGCAGGATATGATTAAACAACATCTATTTATGGAGAATCAACATGATGATACGCAATAAAGATAAATGGGAATTCGTCACAAAGGCTGGCGATACATTAACAGAAGACTGCATTGATAACAATGATAGCTGGTGCTCAACCTGTCATTTCTTTAACGTAAACTGCTAATACAGGAACCATCATGAATAAACAACAATGCGATGAATGCCATACTAAGGCATGCCAGGCAGCTTGCGAATTCTGCAAGGAATGGCCAACTGCTGGTGATTGGCATGAGTGTTGCCAATGCTAGCGCACTTAATCCTTTTCTGGGGAGCTTTACTTTACCTTTGGTATTGGGGAAACAAAAAGGCAGATGAACTTAAAGAAGAACGTCTGCCTTTTGATAAATATTAACTTCTTGATTCTCGCATCTCTTTATCCAGCATGGCCAGATCACGCATGAATCCTGCCTTGTTTTCTTTTGCTGCGTTCTCTATTGCGCGCAAATAAACTTCTCTGGCCTTAGGACTCTTGTATAGCAAATGCATAAGTTCGAGACCCATCTTGCCAGCAAATGCCCCAGGAACTCCAACAGCCACTACTCCAGGGTGATTAACTGCCCATTGGAGCGCACCTAAACTAGCTCCTGTCTTGGCAAGATTTGGCAGCGTTGCAACTTTGTCTGTAATATACTCAGAAGCTTTATCAAAAGTATTCATGCCTTTAAACAATTCTTCAGCAAGTGCGTATGGTTTCCCAAATTCTGGATTCTTGAGTCCATATTCCGTTATCTCTTTGTTCAGCAATCTATTAAGGCTTTCTACTTCAGGACGGGCACTCTGTGGCAGATATTTCTCGCCAGGAACTCGTGGAGAATATCCAAGCCCAACCCATTCATTGAGTTTCTTCTTCATATCAACTGCTTGATTGATATTCAATGATGGGGTCTTGTATATACCATGAGTTTCTGTTGCTCCCTTAAGTGACTCTTCAAGATCAGTGATAATGCCATTGATCATCTCTTTATCCGGACCCACTTGCGTTCCAATTCCTCTTTTAAGTTTATCGACACCACTCAACAAAGGATCGGCTTTTATAGATGTAGATCCAGGATGAGATGCATCTTGAATTATAGTACCGCCAGCTTTCTTAGCAGCATCGTATTCAGCGGTCATCGTATCTTTAAGAGCCTGTCTTGTTCCAGAAATACCATAAGCTGTCATAAGGCCAACTTTGCCTAATGATTGCGCTATAGGGCCTCCGCCTAAAGCTGCCGCGGCTTGAGCCCCAACTTCTCCGGCAGCTCCTAATTTCAATGCTTTTCTCCAGTCATTAGTACCAGAAAGAGGGAATGCCACTTTGGCGGCTGTGTTTATTGCTCCTGCCGCTTTTGGCGCCTTGGCTGCCAGATTCCCGACCAATGCTTTTGCTTTCCCAGGGCCGAATAAAGATGCTGCTGTAGATATAACGTTATCTAGAACATCCTCAAATCCACCCTGAGGATCGGTATAACCATTCGTTATCTGGCTCAATTTCTCTTTAATTTGACTTGAAGTAGGTGCAGACATAGGTAGATAACTCTGAATTTCTTCATAAGTTGGAGTCTTACCACCAGTTGCCCAGCTCGTTAATCCCAATGCAGCTGATGCTATATCTCCCACACCACCAGCTACAGCTTCACCTGCTCTTGCTGCTGTTCTTACGGCCCCTCTGATTCCTTGGCCCACAATGCCTTCATCTTGCAGTTCTCGTGGTTGCCTTCCTTGGCGGGCCTGCATCATATCTTCACGGCTACGCATGCCTTCAGGATTCTTGCGATGTTGGTTATATATCTGATTGACTCGTGTCTCTAGATTAGAGGGTTGTTGGTATCCATTATCCGATATCAATTGCTCTCTGATCTCATTCATCATCAATGGACGCTGAGTTTCTTCTCGCAGTCTTCTGATGAGTTCCCTCTGAGTCCCAGCTTTCTGGCCAATGTTGGGCTTTTGCGATTGAGAGAACTTAATCTTCATTCCTGTGGGCACACCATACTGTTGAGCCAGCAATCCAGCGAGTGTATTGGAGTATTTATCAAACAATTGAGTTTCTTCGCTCTGCATCCATTCTGGTGCGTATCTACCACTTACCCCCGATGCAACCTTACCTGTATTGAGTAACTCTTCCATCTGATTGAGAATCTCTTCAGATTGTTGGGCTACTTCATAGGCTTTCGTGGCCCCCTTAAGATATGGAGTATTTTGACGATCAATCAGTGCCTGATTTCTCGTTTTTTGAGGGGAAGAACCACCTTGTAATCTTTGCGCAAATGATGGTTGTTGCTGCTGGGGTTGCTGTTGTTGAGTTCCACCCAATCTCTGTTGTTGTTGAGGCTGCATGGGAACTTGTTGCCGAGACATACCTTGCATCATCTGATTTCCTTGAACATCTTGTCCAAAGCTCTGCAATCCAGACATTTGTGTTGGAACGCCATTATTAGCCATCTGATCTGGGGTAGCTCCACGCTCTTGAGCTAATGCTTGATATGCTTCCCACCTATTCTTCTCAGGAAGGGATTGTATAAATGCTGCGGTTTGTTCATCAAATGCACCAGTATCAGTAGCCTTTTTGATATTATGCCGATCTTCTATTTGTTTATATTTTCTTTCAGCGAGACGCTCAAGGGATTTTCCAAGACCTGCACCTAGACTTCTACTTAAAGAACCTATTGATGGATCATTAATTACATTCATGACTTCTCCTATTAATAGTAACCACGCGGTTTATTTAAGACATTTGTCTGGCCAGGATTAAAGCTTGGCATGCTATTGAATCCTTCCCTTGGATTTAATTCTCCTGTAATTCCCGTCATCAATGGCGTTGTTCGGTAGGGAATGTTGGTGCCAGCGTAGTTGCCCTTAACTGCTGCGCTTGCTGCCTGAGGATTTGGCTTTCTAGAACCACCACCAAGGTTAGATCCACCTCCACCACCGCCGCCAGACATACCACCAGTAGCGTATGCTAATCCAGCATCAACTGCCTTTCCTGCTGTTTGCTGCAAGAAACCTTCACTACCTGGGACATAGTTAAGATGCTCCCTGCCGCCATACTGCAGTTGTTGCTGCCCATATTGTGAACGCAAGTTAGCAAGTTGGCTCTCAAGGTCAGAACCTGCACTTCCCAAAGCACTTTGGAATGCACTCGATCGTTGATTGTTACCAAATGCAGTGAATCGTTCCGCTATACCGGGGATCGTGTTAGTAGCGAAACTTCTTCGCGCTGCTTGTTCTTGGGCATCAAAGTTTGCGTTCTGCCTACCTTGTTGTAATTGCTCAAATTGAGCCTCTTGTTGCTCTGGGGTAAGGCTTGAAATGTTCTGCCCCGAAGTACCAACAAGGAAGTCAGTAAATCCATTACCACCCTGCGGGGTATTCTGCACAGCCTGAAACTGTTGTGGGTTATATGCCATTCTCTCTCCTCTTTAATTTTGAACATATTCTAAGACAACCAGACATATATTGAATGCACTTCTGTTGCTTCCTGTAGTTATAGTAACAGTAGTTGCGTTAACACTTAACTCAACAGCATTAGCAACCGTTGGGCTCGCATATGGGATCGGTATATAGTTAAAGCCAGTAGTGTCAGATGCAGTAGCGTATATTCTGGTGAAAACAGTAGCCGGTGTGCAAGTAATATTGTGAGCAATAGATGTTGAGCCAGCGTTAGGGAGTGGGCCAAAATTAATAACCTTCCTAAATATTTGTCTCGGCGCCGGGAAGGCAGCCGTCGAAGAATTATTATTGGGATTGGGAAATAATTGTTGTCCATTCACAAACTCAGATAGTTGATATTGGCCTTTATCGGATACATTTAATGCCAATGATATCTGGTTAATGTTCTGATACAACCTGATCAATAATTCCCGCAATCCTGGATCAATATCTACTGACTGTAACTGCTGTATGTCCCACACATAATTTGTTGGGACATAAATTCCATATTGGTTCGAAGTGGCCATATTACATCATCCTATCTGAAGTTGGCTGTGCATGCAGTATCATTGCTTCAAGTTCAAAGTCAGCAAGAGCTATCTCGGGAGTTGTCATCTGCACTGGATTCATATACATGAACAATTGAATACAATCTCCAGAGCATTGGAAGTATATTGGATGCCATAATCGCGTTTGTTTTTCCTCAAGAGGATATAATGCAGGATCGTAAGGCCCCGTTTCTAATATAGAACTACCCATAATAGATCCACTCGCTGTCGCATCGCCTATGATTCGTATATCTGCAGATGATGGCGCATAATCTACCGTGATCTGTGGGCTTGGTTTTGCTGGATCAAACTCATCAATAGTTCTCTGTACACAGAAGTTAATCTTTTGGATATATACATTTCTGTCTTTACTATCATATGGATTGAACTGCTTACTGGTTAACTGAGGATTAGATACTCGAGCACAAGTCCCACCGCCTAAATACATGCCAATTAACTGTGGCCCAGAAGGTTGATCAGTAAGATTTATAGTTATGGTATTAGCGTCAATAACAGAACTGACCTGATAGATTCTTCCGTTAAGCGCAGTCGTAGCTACATCACCACCAATGTTTTCAAAAAGAACGTAGTCTTGATCAAACTCTTGATTGTCGGGCATTGCAGTAAGATTATGACTGTATATCGTAAGAGTTATGACTCCTGTCGTCCCCGACATATTCGTAATCTGCATTGATGGGGCATTTCTCGATTCATCATCATTAATCCTCAAGACAAAGCCTTCGGGGGTACCAGCTATGATTTGCCTTTGGTTTGCAGCCTGAACCCCGCTAATCCATGTACCATTCATATTCTCCCATGTTTGAGGAAATGATGATGCCCATGTAGTATCAGTTTGCTGCTCGAAATATCCATATGCAGTGAAACAATCATCGAAAATCGCAAACGATTTGTTCTGATAGTTATATAATAGGATCTTGTTGGGGAATACTGATGTTGGTTCTATCTGAACATCAACATACGACCAATAGACAAGCTCATTAAAATAGTCCCGGATACCACAAGTCCTTAATGTGGAATTGTTCTTTGTAGCGAAGTTAAATATCTGTTGTGGAATGTTCGAATCGATCCTCTGTACGTTACTACCATTACAAGCATGCACGCCCGTTTGTCCGATTGTTAGTATCTCTTTATCGAACGGTACCGTGGAGAATGTAGCCTGTGATCCAAGCTCGGTATTGAGCTTCTGCCACGTAAATGGAAGATTCTCATTTCCAGTATAGGCCAATTCATAGCAACTTCTCTCAAAATAAACTATCAATCTGTCCTTAATTTTTTCACAGGAGATGATCTGCTCCTCAGTATCAGCATCGATGAATCCAGCGCCTGCCCCAACATTGTTATTGGCAATAACTCCACCAGAAGAGTCAGTTTGATTTGGCTCATACCATGCGTTACGAGCGAATGGTGATCCATTGAATGAGTATCTACATCTATTTACATAGGCAGTATTCGTTCCGAGTCCCCCGCCATTATCATTCTCAACAGTATTAAGAAGAACGAGCCTATTCTTAAACGGAACTATAATTCTTGCTGTGGCAACAAATGGTCCAGTATGAATTGTGCCGCCTGCTGGCAAGAAGTAAAATCCATTAGCACCAGATCTTGCGGTCCATGTTGTCCCATCGAAAGTCCATATAGGATCATCGGTTGCTGCGGCTGCCGGAACTGTAGCGTTAAAATTAGTTACAAAAAGAACAGGAGTGCCTGCCAGGCCTTGCCAATTAGTAGACCAGAAATAGTTTAAGTTAGTTCCATGCCATATAGCTGTTCCCGACCTATCCCATCCAGTAACTGGGGTAAATAAATACGCGAATCTTTGATCAAATGCATACGACGGATGATTATTTATTGCCCCTGACTCATATTGAGTCAATCCCATAACAGGTTGGGCCGGATACCAATAGACAGCAGTTCCCATGGGAATATATGCTGGAGTAGTATCCATAACGCCGGCAAAATTAAATACTCCGGTTGCTAAATTGAATGTTGCTGCCGTTGCACTACCGCCCGTAATCGCAGTTATTGTACCAGTTGCTTGTATAGTAAATAATACTCCTGCTATAGAGAACATTTGGCCAGCTGCTCCATTTGATGAAGGAGTGGTTCCGGTTGCATCTCCAGTTCCATCGCTAA